CAAAATTTGTGCCATACAAAGGCGAATACCCAAAAATTGATTTGCCCACAAAAGTAGTAAAACCAAAAAAGGAGACAAAAAAATGGATAAAGCCAAAATCCAATCAGCTGCCGCCAGCTATGCTCGATCGTTCATAGCGGCAATTCTTGCTTTATACATGGCAGGCGTAACCGACCCAAAGGTTTTGCTGCATGCAGGTATTGCAGCGATTGCGCCCGTCTTTTTGCGCGCCATAAATCCTAAAGATAAGAGCTTTGGGGTCACTGGGGAATGACAACAAACGAGTGGGCAGCAGTGGCAGGCGTTGTCATTTCGCTTGTCGCTGCTGTCTACGGTGCTGTCCGCGTTATGGTCAGCGCGATCATGCGTGAATTTTCGCCTAACGGCGGCGCAAGCCTTAAAGATCAAGTCAACCGCATTGAGGACAGACTTGAGTGGCTAGTGCAGAAAATGATTGACTAGCCTTTACACTTATGCTATGGCAGCCAAACGTCAAACACGCAAGCGCGTAGCAACAGTCAAAGACGTTGACTATTCACCGCTGGAACAATACTGCATTGCCTTAAATGAGTATTACAAAGCATTGCGTAAGGCTGGTTTTAGCGTCGAAATTGCATTGGGTATTTTGAGCGACAAAGAATCTTACCCTGGCTGGATTTTGCCCGAGCCAGTCGATCCCAATAAAATCGGGACGACGGAATACGAAGACGACGACGAATGAAAAAGATCGTTGTTGTCAGTGATCTTCAAGTACCTTTTGAAGATGTACGGGCAACGCGTAATTTGGCAGCTTTTATTAAAGCTTTTAAAACTGACGAAGTTATTACAATCGGCGACGAAATCGATTTCAACACAATTTCGAAATGGTCGCGTGGCCTAAGTGAGGAACACGAGCCGACAATTGGCCGTGACCGTGATCGCTGCGTTGAATTATTGTGGGAATTGACCAGGCACGTGCCTGAAGCCAACATGGTGCGTTCAAACCACACTGACCGTTTGTTTAACTCAATTGCCAGCCGTTTGCCAGCATTGCTGGGTGCGCCTGAATTGCGTTACGAAAACTTTATGAAGCTTGACGAATTAGGAATTAAATTTCACAAAAAGCCCTATGCGATTGAAGGTACAAACTGGATCGCCATTCACGGCGACGAACAGGGCACAACGCCAAATGCAGGTGCGTCAGCTCTGAGAGCTGCGCGTTTGCATGGTAAATCAGTCGTGCAAGGCCACACGCACCGTTTGGGCATTTCTACATTTACAGAGTCCAGCGGCTACAAAATGGGTCGGACATTGTGGGGCATGGAAGTTGGCAACCTCATGCGTTTTTCAGCTGCAAAATACACAAAGGGCACTGCTAACTGGACGCAAGGGTTTGGCATTTTACGCGTCGAAGGCTCAAAGGTCAGCCCGCAAATTGTGCCGATTGAACGTGACGGATCATTTATTGTTGACGGCAAGGTTTTTGGCTAGGCGACACGCCGCACAACACGCGCAATGCTTGATTTTGTCAGCCTCATGCTTCACCCTTATTGCAGGTGGTAATGGTTGCCACCTAGATTCGGGAGATCAAAAATGGTAGTTGACTTGCTTGACGGTGAAACATTGTTTCGCCTACTTATGTTAATGATTTGGTCAGTCGTAACAATTGCGATTGGCTATGCAAAAGGCTTTAAAGACGGCCGCCGTGAGGGTTTAGCACGTGGCAAGGCAATTGGTCGTCACAGCTCAAATGCGGTGAAAAAATGACCGAATTGGCTCAAACTATAAAAATGGCAATTACAACATCTTTTGGTTGCTGCCACGAAACACAGGGTCATGGCTGCCCGTCATGCTTATCGCAGCACATTGCAGACACATTGGTTCATCAGGTCGAAGGGAAGTTAAATGGGATTTCTAGATAACTACGAAGCTTCACGCGAAAGACTGGAACGCTGGTTGGCAACATTTCCGACTGGACGGATTGAAACACGCATTTTGCAGTTTGATCCTGAAAAGGGCTATGTGCTGGTAGAAGCTAAGGCCTATCGCAAACAAGATGATGAACAGCCAGCAGGCATTGATTATGCCTATGGCTACCAGGGCGCATACCAGCCAAACATGAAACGTTGGTTTGTTGAAGATACAGTGACCAGCGCGATCATGCGAGTTCAACAGCTTGTTTTGGGTGGGGCAGAACGCAGCACAAAAGAAATCATGTCCCAGGTTGAACAAAAAAGCACAGTGGTGGCAAATGCTGAAAAGGATTACGACTATTGGACAACAAAGCATGGCGACGTGCCTAGTTTTGCTACAGCACCAGAGGCAGAGCAAGCTGGTGTCGCATCATTTGGCTCGTCAATAAACGAAATTGTAGAGCAGCTTGGCGGTCAACTGATCGAGGAAAAGCCGCGTTGTCCTCATGGCACACGCCTTTGGAAAACTGGTGAGTCTGCAAAAACAGGTAAAGCATGGGGCGGTTACTTTTGCACAGAGCGAGCAAAGGCAGCTCAATGTGAACCATTGTGGTACCAGTTAGGTAGCACAGGTCAATGGGTGGTGCGTCTTGGGTGAGTACGTCGAGCTCATCAACCCGCAAACAATGACGTGTCGTTTGCTAAAAAACGGTGCAGTCGTGGCAATCTATAAAATGAGCCAGTGTGACAAATGCTCAATGTTGTCAAAACATGACGATTTTGGCTACCAAAAAGGTTATGACGCGACTGAAAAGATTATTTGGTTTTGTGGTGGTTGCCGTTGAAGGTGAAATTGCACCGTGATGAACAGGTCATTTGTTTATTAGCTGCGATCAAGTATCAGCAAAATGGCGGGTCAACCATGCCCAACATGTATGACAAAACAAAGTCATTTGCTGAGTACATTCTTGAGATTAGCGAGACAATTGGCAGTGAATGGGTTGTGGCCAAATACTTTGGTTTGACATTTGACCCGTTTGAGCATAAATGGAAAAACAAAGCTGACGTAGGCAATTCGATCGAAGTTAAGTGGACAAAGTACGACACAGGCCAGCTGATCGTGCATGAATACGACCGTCCCAATGACATTGCCGTGCTGGTAACTGGTACGTCACCCGATTACGACATCAAAGGCTGGATTCCTATTGCTATGGCCAGACGTGACAAGTATCGCCATTCCAGGCAACCAAATTGGTGGGTATCTCAAATCAACTTACAACCTATTGAAAACCTAAGGAAATCTAATTATGCAAACAGTGCAATTTGAATGTCGCAAGTGTAAGAAAGTTACAAAACAGGTCATTCACAAGATAACTGACTTACTGCCTGAAGGTGTTGAAACGATCCAATGCAGCGTTTGCACATTTATGACCGTTGCCAACATAGGGGTTGACAATGAATAGTTATCCACAAAAGTTATCCACAGGGGCACAAAACCTGTGGGGCTCGCCCAAGATTAGGCTCAGTGCTTGACAACGTTGCTACGCTGGAATCGCTTGAAGCAAGCCGCTGTGGCGGGTAGCTTGCAAGAGCGTTTTCGGCTATTGGGCTACCTTTATGCCATAACGGCATTGCTTTCAATAACAAGCACACCAGTAGCACATTCACAAGCAAACGTCGATCATCTTAAAATCTATGCACATGTAAAGCTTGTTTCGTATAAAGAGTTTCAATGTTTCAATGCAATCATTCACAAGGAATCTCGCTGGAATTATAAAGCTCGCAATGGTAGCCATTATGGTTTAGGCCAAATGCGATCTAAGCATTACGGTACGCTTGACCCATTTGCACAGATCGACAGGACAATAGGTTACATAAGGTTACGTTACGGAACCATGTGCAAAGCCTGGACGTTCCACCAGGAAAGGAATTGGTACTGATGACCAGTGCATTAGGTAACAATGGATCGACAAGTCAGTGGCGTCGTATTAGGTCACGAATCTTGCAGCGCGATCAGTACACATGCCAGCAATGTGGTGGCGAAGGCACAACAGTCGATCACATTATTCCCCGTGTGGCTGGTGGTGGAGATGATGAGTGGAATTTGCAGTGCTTATGCACAACGTGCAATTATTCAAAGGGAGGTCGGTTTTTTAGTACAGCTTCTACAC